AAGTTCCAGTTGCAACAACTACAAAAGCTAAATTAGCTGATGGAACTGAAGTAGAAATAACTGCATTAGAAGTTGGAGGTATCGTTACCATTGCAGGTGCTCCTGCTCCTGTTGGAGATCATAAATTGGAAGATGGAACAGTTTTAACTGTTGGAGATAATGGTGCTATCACTGCTATCGTTCCTGTTGAAGAAGTTGCTCCAGTTATGGAAGATATGGGCAAAATGGATAAAAAGAAAATGGGAATGGAAGAAATCTTCTCAGCTTTTGAAACATCTACAAACGAGAAATTTGCATCTTATGAAGCAAAGTTTGCTGATTACGAAGCTAAATTAGCTAAAGCTACTTCAGTGCTTGAAGGACTTTTAAACTTAACTCAGGTATTAGCAGAAACTCCAACAGGAACTGCTGATCCAATCGTAACAAAAACAAACAATTTTAAAACCGAAGAACCTGTGATGAAAGATTACAGAGGTCTATTTAACAAATAATAATTAACAATTAAAACTTAAAAAAATGGCTTTATCATTTTCAGGTTTGAATGCCTATACTAAAGAGCTTGTTCAACCTTTATTAACTTCAGCAGTAATCGGTGCAAGAACTCAGCAGATGATTATGGATGGAGGTATCGTATTAACAGGAGTAAAAGGACCTACTGCTCTTCCTACAATGGATACTGATGCAGTATTTGCTTCTCAATCTTGTAGCTTTGATGCTTCAGGAACTACAACTTTCTCTCAGGTAGTTTTGACTCCTGGTAAGATAAAAGTTGAAGAGAAAATTTGTCCGAAGGATTTGGAAGCTTATTTCACTGCTACTGCATTGAGAAATGGTTCTACTTACGAAGATTTCGGTAATGCTGATTTCCAAGCTGCTTACTTAGCTAAGAAAAATGCTCGTATTGCTGCTCAATTAGAAACTGCGATATGGACTGGAGATTCTGCTTCAGCTACTGCAAATATCAATAAGTTCAATGGTCTTAGTAAGATTATCAATGCTGGTTCTCCAGTAGATGCAAACGTATCAGGTTACACTGGAGTTGCTACAATCACAACTATCACTGGTTCAAACGTTGTTGCTGCAACTGAAGGTATTTACAAAGCTATACCTGCTCAAGTAATGGCAAAGGGTGATGTTAAAATATTCGTTGGTTATGATTGGTATCGTTTGTTGATTTTAGCTTACAGAGCATTAAACTTGTTCAGCTACAATCCACAAGATGTAAATGCACAATCTTTCATCCTTCCAGGTACTAACGTTGAAGTTGTTCCTGTAAATGGTTTGAACACAACAGGTGATGCATTCGCTATCAGCTTATCAAACATTGCTATCGGTGTTGATTTGGAAGCTGAAGAGAACAACTACAAAATGTGGTATTCTGAAGATAACAACGATGTTCGTTTCAGAGCAGAATTTAAAGTAGGTGTGCAAGTAGGTTTCACAACTGAGTGCGTCAAGTTTATGTCAGCTATCTAATAACAGAACTTAATTAATAAATCAAAGGGGTAGGGCAACAAATACCCTACCCTTTTTTAAATCTTAAAAATATGGCGTGTGCAATTACAGGTGGATATGCAATAGAATGTACCGAATCAGTCGGTGGTATTGAAACTATCTACCTTATAGAAAATAGCAATCTTTATGATGCTTCAGGCAACTCAAGAGTTACATCTGCTTCAGGAACAGTTACTGCTTTGACAAAAGATTCAGGAACAAGATTTTGGTTATTTGAAGTCCCAAGAGGTACTGCTTCTGCAACTAACTCAATTTCTGCTTCTCCTGAGAATGGTACTTTCTACTTCACTCACGAAGTTAAGTTTCCTATCAACTCTCGTTCTGCAACAATCAGAAACATCGTTACTACACTTGCAAAAAATCGTTTGACATTTGTTTGTGTTGAGGGTGATGGAACTGCTCGTATGTACGGAAAAGAGTTTGGTTTGCAGATGACAGGAACAGAAGCTGGTTCAGGAACTGCTCTTGCAGATCGTAATGGTTATATGCTAACTTTTACATCAATGGAAAGAGAAGATTTCTTGGTTGTTCCAAGTAATATCGTTGCAGCATTGCAAACTCCAGGTACTTAATAAATAAGTAAATAAAAATAGAAGCCACCGACCGATTAAAAAGTCGGTGGTTTTTTAATGAATATAAAATGCTAATATTAACAAAAGAACAAACGACCACAGTTTATGTTACTCCACAAGAGAACACTGATGTTATTTATTCATATTTTTATTTTAAATTTACTAACAGAATCACTCAATCAATCGTTGAAGAAAATTATACTAATTTAAGTTCATTTTCAAGATACCAGAAGTTTAATATAGATGCAGGAGGAACTTTTATTGATCAAGAAACAGGATTTTGGACTTATGAGATTTATGGATCAGATGGAAATATTTTAGCTCCAGTTGGTCCATTATTAGAATCAGGTTATATGTATTTGAATCCTGAAGAAACTTATGAACCTACAACATATAATGAACAATCAAACGAATTTTTAACATACAATGGATAACTACAAACATATCGTTCTACAATTTGACCAGGCACAACAACCTAAATTTAGAGAAGTAAAATCTAAGGGATGGGTTGAATTTGGTGAGAAAAATAATTATCCCAATTATTTGCTTTCATTATTTAACGAGTCACCTAAACACGGAGCAATAGTTAAGGGGAAGTGTGGGTATATCTACGCAAAAGGGTTTGAACAACCTGGTCAAGCTAATGGGAAAGATACTTGGAATGATGTATTAAAAAAAGCAGTTAAAGATGATGAACTTTATCGTGGTTATTATCTTCAATGCATTTGGAATAGGGCAAAAAAATTAAGTGAGGTTTATCACTTAGAATTTCATAAGGTAAGAGTGAGTAAGGATTTACAAACATTCTTTGTTAAAAATGATTGGGCAGATTTCAAAGAGAAACCAAGAGAATACAAAGCTTTCAATGTTAATGATCCGGTGGGAAGTCAAATATTGTACATAAAAGAGTACAATCCATCTTCAGAGGTTTATCCGTACCCTTCTTACTTTCAGGGTTTAAATTATATTGAATCAGATATTGAGGTATCAAGACACATTTTAGGAAATGCAAAGCAGGGATGGGTTGGTTCTAAACTTGTTAATTTAAACAATGGTGATCCTATTGGTGAAGAAAATAAAGGAGAAGTTGAAAGAGGATTGCTTAAGAAGTTCACAGGTGATTCAGGTAAGAGGGTTGTGATAATGTTTAATAAGTCAAAAGAGAATAGTGCTGAGATATTGGACTTAGGACAAACAATGCTTACTAAAGAGGATTTCACCAATGTAAATAATTTGATTACTCAGGAAGTTTTTGCTTCACATCAGATTACTTCTCCAGTTCTATTTGGTATCAAATCAGATGGACAATTAGGAGCTCGTAATGAGATTAGAGATGCTTATCAGATTTTTAATAATACATACGTTCAAGGTAGACAACAAGAGCTTGAAGAAATATTTACTTACTTAAGGAATTTAAAGGGTGAAGCAGGAGAGTTTAAAATACAACCGGTTGAACCATTGAACTTTGAATTTAGTGAAGCTATAATGGCTGCAAATCTTACTCAGGATGAAATCAGGGAATTGATGGGTAAAGAGCCATTGAACAAAGGTCAGGTTGCTTCTGATGGATCAGTAGCAGTTCAGAATGAAATACAAGTGGATGCTACTCCTTATGTTGCTCCAGCTAACGATTCAATCAAGAATCTTACAGGCAGACAATATCAAAATGTAATGAGAATTGTCAGACAATTTGGAACAGGAAAATTAACCAAAGCACAGGCAAGTTTAATGCTAAAAAATGGATTTGGATTTAATGATAAGGATGTAAATGATTTTTTGGGATTGGATGATAGTCCATTAACTCACGATGAGATTGCAAAATTCTCAATGACCAATGATGATAGATTGATTGAAGCATTTGGGAATCACGGAGATAGTCCTGATAATTACATTGTAGTAAGTAAAAAAAAAGCATCTGAATTAACGGATTCAGAATACTTCGCAGATAATAGTTCTTTAAATCAATTACAAGCCAATATTTTGGACTTAATCAGTAAGGACAAGAGAATCACTCCTGAAGTCATTGCAAGCACTTTAAAGCAATCTGTGAAGGATGTGGAGCAAACGATTAAGGACTTAGTAGATAATAAATATTTGAAGCAGAATCAATCTAAGGTAGGGACTGATGTGATTATTGAAAGAGAATTAACTGCTCCTATTTCTGAATTACAGGGTAAGAATCCATCTAAGAAAGTTACTGAGATACTTATCAGATATTCTTATGAAGGTCCTGAGGATTCAAGAAACCGTCCATTCTGTGCAAGATTGATGAAGTTGAATAAGTTCTATTCTCGTTCAGACATTGAGCAGATTTCAATGATAATGGGTTACTCAGTATGGGATCGTAGGGGTGGTTGGTTCACAGAACCGGATGGTTCACACAGACCTTATTGCAGACATTCTTGGATTGCTAACATTGTAAAAAGAAAAGATTAAAGCCAATTAATAAATGAGCAAGAACATACTA